ATGGCACAGGCTAGCATTGATATAGTAGCAGGCTCTCAGGGGTTTAAGTTACACACCGCAGCGACGGTAACAGGCGTTTCTTATGACGCTTTAGTAGTTCGCGAAGACACAGTTTTTACTTCTTTTACCGTACAGGTAGACTTTCAAACCGCTGCAAATGTATTAAGCGCAAGAGGTATGTCTAGCGTTACCTTCCAGCAGGGCGAGTATTTGCCAGCAGGTAAGAACGCTAAAATTACTGGCTTTGTTATTTCGTCTGGCTCTGTAATCGGATATTAATAATGCTTTCAACTACTCCGCTAGGAATTGGCACACGAGGGGGCAGTTACAAAGGTCAAGGATGGCCTATTGTAAAGTCGTACAAAGCTAGGGTAACTGCTGACGGCGGTTACTACGAGGCCGTGAGCTGTTTGTTGAACAAATTAAACAACTTATAAAATGAGCGACTTATTAAATAGTGCAAGTTTGGTAATGATACCAAGCGGGTACGCAGAAGACAAAGTTTATAGTGCAGTCCCAACCGACGGAAGCGGGGATTTGTCTTTTACAAGGGCGAGCAACGGAACCCGAATAAATAGTGCGGGGTTGGTGGAGGTTACGCCGTGGAATTTGCAAACTTATTCGGAGGACTTTACCAATGGAAAATACATTCTTAATCAAGCAAGTATTTCATCGAATGCTACAACCGCACCAAATGGAACTGCAACCGCAGACAAGTTAGTTGAAAACACCGCAAACGACCAACACTTTGTATATTTTACCGCACAACAAACGGCATACAATGAAACAAGAATAAGTGTTTATGCAAAAGCGGGAGGTCGTACAAATTTATTGATGTGGGAAAGTGCAATAACAAACGCACAATGTTTGTTTAATTTGTCCACGGGTGTTGTAACTTCAAGTAGTAGTGGAAACGCCGCGAACTTGTCTACAACGGTTGGGCAAATCGAGGATGCGGGGAATGGTTGGTTTAGATGTTCTTTTAATTATAGCACTTCAAGTGGAGGCGGAACAATTCGCTTACAATTATACACTACTACAACATCATACACGGGTGACGGAACAAGTGGAATTTTTATTTGGGGATTGCAAGAAAACATCGGCTCAACCGCCAAGCCCTATTTCCCCACTACCGACTCCTTAAATGTACCAAGATTAACTTATCAAAATGGCGGGGGCGGGTGTCCTAGTTTGTTGTTGGAGAAGCAGTCGACCAATTTGGTAGTTCAAAGTAACGATATGACTCAATGGGTAAATGGTGCGGGAACAATGACAAAGAACGCAACCACATCCCCCGACGGAACAAACAACGCATTGTCTTTTGATAATAGTGGGGATTGCTCAACTTTTGCAAGTGCATCAAACGGGGGTTATTCTTGGTCATTATTTGTAAAACAAGGAACAAGTGCGACCGCTTCAATAGATATGAGTGATGGGGCAACGGGCGATGTTATAACAACCTTTACTTTTTCAACAAAAACTTTTAGCGGAACAACGGCAGGGGGAAGTTGGACAAGTCCCAGTACATCGTATATTGATTTGGGTAATGGGTGGTATAGAATTACTTTGACCGCAACAAAAAATGCGGGTAGTTCGATTGGGCATAAAATCATTGCAAGTGGTAGCGGTTATACTTATGTATACGGCGCACAATTAGAAGCATCATCATACCCCACATCCTATATCCCAACCACATCAGCAAGCGCCACAAGGGTGGCGGATGCTTGTTATAAGACGGGGATAAGTAGTTTGATTGGGCAGACGGAGGGGACGATGTTTGTGGATGTTGATTTGACACATTCATCCACTGGCACAAATGCATATTTAATGCAATTATACAAAGAAGGAGCGACAAGAATTTTGATTTATAGAGATGGTGCAAGTGGGGGGCTGGCTTATTATTTTATTCAAAGTTCAACCGTATTTAATTACACCAGTTCAATATCATCAAACGGAAGGCATAAATTGGCATTTGGATACAAAAGTGGGGATTCAGTATTTTATATTGATGGGGCGCAAGTTGATACAGATGCAACGACATTTAGCGCATTTAGTTCTTTGTCTGAATTACACATAGGTGCAAATTTTAACCCCACGCAAGTTGAAATAGGTGATTACAATTACAATGAATCTATAATTTTCCCAACCCGCCTAACAAACGCAGAACTTGCATCCTTAACAACTATCTAAATGAAAACCTTTTTGAAATTCGAGTTCGCCCCTACACAATGGGCAACCCTTCGCAAGTTAATAGAGCAAACTACAACCACACCCGACGGAGAGCAAACCAGTTGGGTTAATTGTGCAGTTGTTGAAATTGGATTTATTTGTCTAGAGTGGGGGCAAGTGGATGACAAACCCGTTTGCACAAAGCAGTCCGATAAATGGGCAGTTGATATTCTATTCTACGGGGAAGTACCGACAGAGTTTGAGCCGTTCGCGGTTTATCCAAATCCGTGTGGGGTGCATACATTCAGTGGTGATGAGAGTTTGTATCTAAAAAGTTTTTGTGAGAAGTTTCCAGATTCACCTTATTGCATTGTACCAGAACCCAAACCAATTATATAATGACCGCCATAAAGAAAACCCCCTCGCCAATCCCTGTTAGCTTTGACCAGTTCCGTAAAAACCCAGTTGCTGCCGTGGCTTTTTGTATGCTGTTGGCTGTTAGTTATTTGTATATGGACTTGCGTTCGGGCTATAAAGAACAGATTGAAAAAAGTAACCAAAAAATCGACGAGCTAGATATTAAGATAGACCGCCTTAGCTACGCGTTAAAAAAATCAGACAGTGCACTGGCTGCCGCGATTACTGAAATACGTATAATGAATACAATGAATAAGCTATGAAAAACGGGGCTTTAATTTTCTTAACTGTGCTTTTCTTAGGTTGGATTTGCACCCCGATAGAGGCAGTTCAGCAACCGCCTTACGATGAAGTTGAGGCGATGCTTAAGAAGGTGGAAGGGCATTTGCAAACAGCAGGGCAGGCTACCAAGTTGGCGCAGACAATGAGCGAGGAATTGGTGGCGGCTAAGGTTGAAGAGAAAGCAGAATTAAAGCAGGCAGTTGTAGCAGCAGAGGCCCAGACATTAAAGGCACAGGCTAAAGTTGAAAAATACGCCGTTACAATGATGTTTCTAGGCGTCGATACTGCGATGGCTGAAATGGATACAATTAGCATTAATAATATGCTTAGGCTTAACGGGATAAAATAATGGCAAAGGTTAAAGCAACAAACTCCACGGCTTTTAGAGTGAAGCCAAAGCGTAAAAACAAGGGCGTGCACTCTAAGAACAACCGCCCCGCTAAAAAATACAGAGGTCAAGGCAGATGAAAAAATTAATGGAAATATTCAAAGGAGACAACGGCCAACTAAGTAGTAAGCGGTTCGTCGGAATTATTGGCGCGTTTGTTTTGTTTGGAACGATGGCACACAATTCAATGAGCCCGCAGGACATTGCACCTAGTGCAGAATTGGTCGCAGCTGTTGAATGGGTAACTATTTTGACGCTTGGCTTTACAAGTATAGACAAGTTTAGCGGCAAGCCTAAAAACGACGAATGAAAAACGGGGGCTTCTGGGCTATCTGTTTAATCGTGTTAGCAGTTTGCCTGTACACTATTAAGAAAGTGCCTCAGAGGCCCGTTAAAATCGTCGAGATAGATAAAGAAGTAACTCTATTGCACGACACGCTCCGACAGATTCGGCTAAAGTATGTGGCCCTTTACGATACGCAGACCATAATAAACCAAAAATATGACACGCTTTACCTTACTCTTACTGGCGATACTACTTGCAGCGCCACGCGTCGCCTTATCGCAATGCACCGACAGCTCGACAGTCTCGGCAAGTAATTTGTATTTAATTAAGGGCGCAGAAGCGCGGGAAAATCTTGCACTGTGCAGGGAGTTTCGGAAAGTCGATAGCGCAGTCATTGCACAGCAGGGGCGAATTGAGGCGAAGCTGCTAGACCGTATACAGGCCACCGATAAGGCAGTAACTAAGTGGAAACGCTTAACGCTTGGCATTTCATTGCTAACTATTATTTTTGCAATACTATGAAAATCGAACAACTCAGGGCCACGATGGCCGCTAAAAAATACGCCTTCTTTGAGAATGGAGAATACAATATAAATATTATCGGCATTCGCAACTCTGCCACTGGCAATAAAGTTACAAACGCTTTTGACGATAAGCTTGTAGTGGCTTACAAATTAGACGGCGTTTGGATAGTAAAAGAGTATCCAATAACAACCGACAACGGCGGCGGTACTGCGCGCCTAGTTTGTAACCAATACCGAGGAAGCCATGCAATCGGTTTGCATCAAGGGAAATACGAAGCGCTTAGACAGGTTGGCCCTGTAACAGTATACCGCGATTACACCAAAGACGGAATCTATCAAACAGATAAAACAGAAACAGGCGTTTTTGGTATTAATATACATAAGGCTGGAGTTGACAGTACACGCGTTGACGACTGGAGCCACGGCTGCCAAGTCTTTAAGCGAGTTGCTGATTTTAATGAGTTTATGCTATTAGCAAAAAAAGCGGCCACCTTTCACGGCAACCGCTTTACTTACACCTTGATAGAAAGCAAGGATTTAGTTAACCTTTTGGATTAATCTTAGCATTGATTGCGTCGACAGCAGCGGGTTGCATAGGCGTTATGTCTATTACCTCCTCGCTTGTTTGCATACCCATTAATACCTCGGGGGCGTAGAGCCTGCCAAAAAAAGCAGCAGCGCGATACTTTAGCATAAGCTCGGGCATAGTTTTCCATTTACTCCCTGCTTTGTCTAGCCAACCTTCTGCCTTTGCCATTTCTAAGGACACTGTGGGGCCTTCTAAGACCTCGCCCGTGGCTTTGTCAGTTGCTACGGCTTTGCACTTGTTAGCGTCGCCTTGGAAACGGAGAGTTGTAAAGCGTCCACAAGAGTTTAGGCTTGCAATAATAAAACTGGAGCCCCAACTAGGGCGGCCGTGGATTATGTGTAAGTTTTGCATAACCATAAGCGGACTTGCGCCCATCCTGTTTGCCATTTCTAGAGCAACGAGCGTATTTGCTACATTGTTTTTGTACTGGGTTGGTACGAGGTCGGAACTGCTTAGGACTTTTGCGATACGCTGAGCGTGTTCAAACTGAGCAGGGGCAAAGATTGGGCCGTTGTTTGGCTCAATGGTAGTTAGTTCGGTTGTGTTATTTACGGTTTCCATATTTCTAATTTAGTAACAATTTCTGAATAGCCCGACCAAATACCAGACTCTTTGCAGAGCTTGTAGGTGAGCAGATTTTTTTGGTATTTCTGCCGAGCCTCTAGCAAGTCGTCGGCGCCTAAAAAGTAAACAGCACACAGGAACGGCGGGGATTTTTCAACGGCAATAAAAAAGAAGCCTTCACACTCTTTGCCCGTCGACTGCTCGAGGCCGTCAGAATAAAACGCGGCTTGCACATCGTAACGATACTTGCGGACGCTTTGGGCAAACCCGCGCGGGCTTGCATCCTCGGTAGTTTTAAGGTCTACAATTATATTATCTGGAGTGAGCCAGTCGGGGCGTGCTTTGCAGTCTACTTGGATAGCTTCGTCTGTCCACTCGATTACTTTCTCTGCCTGCCCTTCTTTGAGTAGGTATTTAGCAGCAGGAAATTTACGGACCGCTTCCATTATGCGCTCGCATAGGGTTGCGGTTTCTGAGTCGAGTTGAATAAACCCGCTCGAGGTTTGCAGGAACGCCTCCCACTCTTCTTTGCCCTGTTTAGTTCGGCGGTCAACGCGTGGCCCAACGGCGTAGCGTTTGCCAAACTCTTCGGGCTCCAGTACGGCGCAATGGACTGCCGACCCAATGACTAAGGCGGGCGTTTCTTTTTGCGGTGGGGCGTTTGGGTTTAAGTAGCGCTCATAGTAATGAGCTGGAGCGCGGTTAATTAGGTCGAGGCCGCTTTTAGATATGCGGCTAGTATTAGTGTGGTAAGTCATACGGTTGCAAATTTAGTACATTATTTGTAAATTTGTAGCAAATGAATAGAAATATTGTAATGGAGTTGAAACTGCGAGCGGTTAGTAAAGGGGTCAGTCTTACGAAAGTTTGTGATATGGCAGGGATTAATAGAGGGGTGCTAAGCCATTGGGCAAAAAAGGAACCCAAGACGTTAACAACTCTGCGCCGTATTAACGAGGTACTGGATACGCTGTAATAATTTTGCATCTTATTAGTGTGGTGCTAATTTTTTAGTTCGCCTCGGGTTTCGGCTCGGGGCTTTTTTAATTGTCATTGAATTGTCATAAAAAAAATATTTTAAAAAATGTTTGGTAATGTGCATAACTGCCCTATATTTGCACATACAAAAACCACACAAAATATGAAAAACGCAACAAACTTAAAATCATTATTCGTAGAAGTAGTAAAATCTTCTTTGTCTCAAAATGCTAGAAACAGTGCTAACATGGTGTCTAACACTATCAAGCACTTTGCAGAATTAACACCATTTAATACAATTTCAATAGAGCAATGGTATTGTATATGTTCAGCTAACGGCGTTAAATTTTCTATCTAAAACAAAAACCAAACGGGGGCCTAACCGCCCCCTTTAATTTTTAAAACTATGGACTTAATCTACCTTATTTTAGCAACCCCTTTAGCTGTTGCAGTTAGTTTCACCGTTTGGAAATTCAAGCAGTACAAACGCGATTTAAATCGTTTACCAGAGGCTCGGCCTTATGAGTTTGAACGCGACGAATTTATCCCGCACTTTGATGAGTACACTCAGATGTTAACCCAAAGAAAAACTAAACAAAAATGATACTTTACACCACACTAGCCACCCTCCTAGCCGTTGCGTTGGGATTGGCGTTGAATGCTTCCCGCGCTCAGGTGCGAGGATTGAGCAGAGAATTAAAGAAACAAAGCAGTTTGATTTTTAAGTACGAGACCCAACTGCTAGACTATCGCGCCGAGGTTGCTGGAGCGAATGACAAAGCAAAGACTTGGGAAGGCAGGGGCGAGGAATTGCAGCGCCGTTGCTTAGTTGCTGAGAATGACCTAGCAAGCGCGTTACAGAAACTTTTTGCACTGGAGGCGAGGCAAGTTGAACGCAGAGAACAGGCAAGGCTGAGAAAGGCTAAGGAGAGGGCTAGAAAAAAGGAGGCAGGGATATGACAAACAATAAACAACAGACGGCAGTGGAGTGGTTTGGTATGGAAATGGGTAAACTATTTGCACAATACCACGGTAAAATAATTTGCATTGGAGAATTTCACAAAAAAAGATTTGAATTAGAACAACAAGCCAAAGAAATGGAGAAGGAACAACACCGAGTTACAGCAGAAGATTTTTATTATGGGAATTGGGGGTATGAAAAGTTCAATGACTACTACAACGAAACCTACGGAGGAGGTGACAAATGACAAACGGAAGCGTTCAATGGTTTCTTGACCAATTGATTGAACATCGAATCATAATTGTTAATAGAACAACATACCAAGTGAAATACAAACACGAAGTCCTTTTGGAACAAGCCAAAGAAATGGAAATTGCAGGAAAGGAAATGAGTTATGCCGATGGTTATGCAGAGGGATATAAACGGGCTATTGAATTAACGCAATGGGCAATATCAAATTTAGTACCACCACACAATGAAATCAAGGGAGGTGAGCAATGAACAACTACAACCTAATCTGGGCCGTCGCAATCCTGCGGGATGACTTCGGCCTTACTTGGCGCTCCATCGGGGAGCGTTTAAACATCACAGACAAAACAGCACACTATATTTATGACAAAAGAAAAAAGCATTACAGCATTAATTTGGGCGCTACTGAGCCCAGAGGAACAGGCACGACTCAAACAGTCTTTAATTTCA